ACCGTAGCAAAGGCGACCGTAGACGGCGGCGGCTCGGAGAGCGTCGTCGATAAGGTTTTCCTGCTTTCCAAACAGGAGGTCGGCCTCGGCAGCGAAAACAGCATCGCAGAGGGCTCGCGGCTTGCCTTGTTCAGCAGCGACAACAGTTCGCGCCTCTGCAAGCCCACGGCGAACGCCGTCAGCAACAGCACCTATAACAACAGCAGCTTGAGCGCCTCGCAAAACTGGTGGTGGTGGCTTCGCTCCCCGTACTCGTCGAACTCGAACAACGTGCGCTACGTGTACTCGGACGGGAGCAGCTACTACGTCAGCGCGTACAACGGCCGCAACGGCGTGCGCCCGGCTTTGAATCTGTCCTCTGGAATCTTGGTATCTGACAGCGCAGACAGCGACGGGGCCTACACCATCGTCTGGAACCAAGCCCCGACGACCCCGCCCAGCATCACGGTACCCGAGACCATCCGCAGCGGGAAAGGCGCGGTCATCACGTGGGCAGGCAGCACCGACCCCGAAGGAGGCGCAGTCAGCTACGAGCTCGAGCGCAAAATCAATAGCGGCTCGTTCACGCAGGTTTACGCGGGCAGCGCACTCACGTACACGGACACCGGCGTAGGCAGCAGCGCGAACACGGTACAATGGCGTGTCCGGGCGAAGGACAACCTAGGCGCATACAGCAGCTACCTCACGGGCCCGAGCAGAACTGTCGTCCATAATGTAGACCCGACCGTTTCCGGCAGCGACACCAACCTCGGCACCGTCACGAGCCCGCCCTCCGTTTCCTTCACGGTCAACGACGCGGACACCACCGACGAGCTCACCGTAGTAAAGAGCCTCGACGACGTAGAGGTTGACACCATCGAGGACGCCGTCAGAAATCAGACCTACACATTCGCCCTCACGGCCGCGCAGTTCGCAGGCCTCGCGGACGGCCAGCACACGATGAAGGTCACAGTCACCGACAGCGCCGGGAACAGCGCGACCCGCACCACCACATTCACGCGCAGCGTCAGCGGCATCGAGTTCATCGTCGGCCCCATCGAGACCGACGCAAAGGCACAGAAAATCCTCGTCTCGCTCCGCTACTACGCAGCCGACAGCGCCGTAGTCCTTTCCGCCTGCAACAACGCAATGGACGCATCCCCGACGTGGGAGACCGCAACCCCCGGCCTCAAGCACCTGTTCACGAACGCCAGCAAGACGGCCGCGAAGTGGGCCGTAGGCGTCAAGGTCAAAATCACGAAGACCACCGGCTACGACGAAATCTGGTGCCAGCCGCCGTCCGGTTCTTACGTGTAACGAGAGGAGGAGCACGAAATGAACGACATCACCAAGAGCCTCGACTACATCCGAACCCTGCAAAAGCAGGAAAAGGCGCAGGAAAACAGCGACCTATGGGCCGCCATTCTCGCCATCGTTGACGCCCTCGAGGCAGCCAATATCACTGTCCCGGAAATCCACGCGCAGAAAGCGCAAGAAAGCCTTCTGCGGGCCGACGTCATCGGCTCCGGCGACCTTTCCGACGCCCAGCTCGCAGCCGTCGCCACCGTCGGCAACGCCAGAACGTGGAGCGCCGACATGGGGCAAATCTTTAAGAACGAGCCCGTCATCGCCTCGGACGGCAGCACCTACATTTGCACACAGGCACACCTCGCACAGGCAGGATGGGCCCCGGGCACGGAGGGCGGCCGCACCCTGTTCCGACTCATCCGCAGCGAGCCGGAGACCGGCTACCTCGACTTCGCGTGGGGCGAGCACGTTCCGTACGGCAGCGTTCGCCGCGACCCCACGGACAACAAACTCTATACGCCCATCCACCCGGAGGGCATCACCCTCTACGAGCCGCACTACCCGAGCCTTGTTCCTAGCCAATACAAGGAGTACACCGAGAGCGGCAGCGAGACGGGCGGCGAGGACAGCGGCGGCAGCACAGGCGGCGACACTGGCGGCAGCGAAACGACCACATACCCCAAATGGAGCGAGTTGGAAGACGGCCATGTGTTCAACGTGGGCGACTACTTCACGGACTACGCCAAAACTTACCACGTCCTGCGACAGTTCACGAAGCAGGCAAACTGGCGGCCGCCAGCCCTCACAGGCGACTTTTACGAGGAGGTCACCGCGTAAGCGGCGGCCTCCTTTCCGGTTAGAAGGGAGGGAAACGAATGGCACAGAAAATCAAAATCTCCGGCTTCCTGCGCAGCTACGAGGGCCATGCAGTTACGACCAACGGCAAAGCGGCCAGCAGGCCGCCCGCGAGCCAATACGGCTACGTCATGGGCGGCGACGGCCGCACGGCCACCGACGACTACATCCGCGCCCGAGCCAAGAGCAGCTACGGCGACAAGTGGGAGAGCTACTACGAGGACTACAAAAAGTGGGTAGGACACCGCGTGTTCGACTGTAACAGCCTTTCCGAAGTCTACTACCGGGAGCAGACCGGCGCGAGCATCGACACCAAGGCTCGCTACAATTACGCGAACTGGTGCAGCCGCAAGAGCTGCACCAAGAAAGACACCACCCTCGCTGGCCTCCCGCAGCTTCCCGGCGTCGCCCTGTTCAGCGGCCCGAGTGCGGCGGGCATCACCCACGTCGGCTACCTTTGGAAGAAGACCGGCAGCGGCCCCCTCGATTGGCAGGTGCTTGAGGCCAGAGGGAAGGACTACGGCGTAGTCATTACAGACCTCAAACAGCGGCAATGGGGCTGGTGGGGCGTCATGGATAAATATTTTGAGTACGACCTCGCCGCAGACGGGCCAGCAGAGCCCACAGGAGCCCCGGAAAACGCGGCAAAGCCTTTCAACGGCAAATGTTCCGGCAACTCCGTTTATTTCCGTGAGGGGCCCGGAAAGGGCCACAAAGCCCTCGGCATCGTTAGGAAGGGCGAGGAGATTCTCGCACTCCCGGCCGCAGACGGATGGTGTGAAGCGGCCACCGTCATCAAAGGCCGCATCGTAAAAGGCTTCATTTCCTCCAAATACGTAAAGGCAGACGCAACAGACACCGCCTCCACCCGCGCCTACCCGGCGACCTGTTCCGGACAGGACGTCAACATCAGGACGGGCCGGAGCACCGAGCACAGCAGCATCGGCACACTCAACAAGGGAGACCTCTTGATAGCCATGCCGCGAGAGGCCGGATGGTGCAACGCCGCCGCAGTTATAGAGGGGCACATCGCCGTCGGCTACGTCTTTTGCCTCTACGTAAAAAGCCGTTAGGCAGAAAGGAGGAACCCTATGAATGAACTCGCAGTAGTTTCGACCGTCCTCGGCATTCTCGGCACGGTCTGCGCCATCGTTTTCGGCCTCGCCACCTACAAGCGCAACCGAAAGAAGGATGATTCAGACGAGGGCAAGCAGAGCGGCACCGTCTTGACGGAGATAGGCTACATCAAGAGCGGCATCGACGACATCAAGGCAGAGCAGAGGGAACAGAGGAACACAAACACGCAATTCCTTGAGCGCCTCACCGCCGTCGAGGCAAGCGCGAAGCAGGCCCATAAGCGCATCGACCGCATCGAGGAGAACCACAACCACAGAGAGGAGTGACGGGCCGTGTGAAGACCTTTTTGGGGCTCTTTCGCCGGAAGAAGCGCAGGCGCAGGA